GCCTTTGTCCTCTTGGGCACGGGCTGCGTGACGGTGGGCTATGACTTCCTCAAGCAGCAAGCGACGCTGACCTACACTCACCCGCCCAAGACGGACGGCTACAAAAAGTAAGCAATGTGGACGTGGATAACGAGACTGTTTGGCGGCAAATCCGCGGCTGGCCCTGCGCCTGCCTTGCGGAACTCGCCATCCGTATCCACGCCCACCTACATACCCGCCGCGCCAAGGAAGACCTACGACGAGCGCAGGCTGAACACGCCGAACGTAAGCGAGCGCAAGATCACCCCGGAAGCGGTGATCCTGCATCACACGGGCGGCAGCTACAACGGCAGCGTCTCCTGGTGCATGAACCCGAATAGCCAAGTGAGCTATCACGTAATCATCAGCCGCGACGGCCGCCGCACGGTGTTGGCCGACGACACGGCCCGCACTTGGCACGCTGGCAAGAGCGATTGGCTGGGGCGTCCGGATCTTAATTCGTGGAGTCTCGGGGTGGCCTGGGAAGGCGACACGCACACGACGCCGCTGGGGGAGGACGCCATCCAAAGCGGCCTCGAATACCTGGTGCCTCGGATGAAGAAGTGGAACATCCCGCTGACCCGAGTTTTGACGCACGCGGAAGTGGCACCCGGCCGCAAGAACGACGTAAGCACCGCCGCCGCCGAAACCTTTGAAGCCCGCCTGTGGCAGGCGCTGAAAAACTGACATGGCCCTTGAATCACCAGTGCAACGCGACGGAGACGCCGGCTTCCTCGGCTTTGCCAGCCGATTGAACCCGCTGACCTTGCCGGCGGGCATGTTGCAGGACAGCGTCAACATGCGCCTCGACCGCGGCGTGGCGCAGACGCGCAAAGGCAGCAAGCGCCTCACCGACACCATCGGCACGACCGGCGCCCCGCTGACGCTCGACTTTACCCTCGGCACGGACGTTGCCGTTTCGTCGATCACCCGCAGCTCGACCACGGCGACCGTCACGGCGACCGCCCACGGCTTCACGACCGGCGACCAAGTGAACATCCGCGGCGCCAACGAGACCGACTACAACGGGGATTTCATCGTCACGGTCACAGACGCCAATACTTTTACCTACACCGTGAGCGGCAGTCCCACGACACCGGCCACGGGCACCATCGTCGCCAACAACGGCCCCGAGGTGCGCGACAGCTACGACGGCGGACTCTATGCCGCCGGGGTCTTTGCCTCGCAGAACTACGACAACGCCAACGAATATATCGTGCTGGCCGGTAGCGACAGCGCGACGCTCTGGCGGCAAGGTCAGTCGCCGGTCGCCAAGACCTACCCGACCAGCCCGGCAGAGAAGATCGAAGGCACCGACACGGTCAGCATCGTCCAAGCTTTTGATCGCTTGTATATCCTCCGCGAAGCCGACCGCACCGTGAGCGGATGGGAGCAGAAGCTGACGACTGCTTCCGGCATCACGGTCAGCTCCACGACGGCCACGGTTAATGTCACCGCCCACGGCTATCCGGCGGGCGCCCGGGTGCGCATCGAAGGCAGCACGACGCCGGCCTTTGACGGCCACGAATACGACATCGCCAGCAGCTCGACCAACAGCTTCACCATCACCGTCCCCAGCGGCACCGCCACGCACGCCGCCGCGGGGATCAAGGTGCGCCGGACAAAACCGCCGATCTATTGGGACGGCGGGAGCGGCAACTTTGTCCGCGCCTCGGCGGGTGTTCCCGCGGAAGGGGTGACTTACAAGCGCATGCGCTCGGTCGGCTGGGCCAGCTACATTCAGAACCGCCTCATTATCCCGGACGGCCGCGACCAGGTCGCCATCTCCGACTACCTCGACTCGGACCTTTACGATCCTTTCTGGCAATCGTTCCGCGCCGGTGCCGGTGGCGGCGATTTTGTGGTTGCCGTGCATCCGTGGGTGGAAGGATCGGCCTTGGTTTTCTGCCGCAAGAGCATCTGGCTGGCCACGCTGGCGCAATTACCCAGCACGGACGGCAGCTCGTTCGCCATCGACACGGCGGTAGCGAAGCTGGAACTCGTGACCAACGAAATCGGGTGCTCGGCAAGGAATACCATCGTGACAGCGGGACAATTCGTGTTTTTCCTCAGTGACGCGGGCATCTACCGCCTCGACAGCCGCCTCGATCTCAAGCTCCGCGGCGACACCATGCCGCTTTCGGAGCCTATTGCCGACCTGTTCGGCACCGTTGTCCAGTCCCGCGTGGAGAAATCCGCCTTCGGCATCTGGCACAACAACCGCTACCTCGTCGCCCTGCCGACCAGCACGGACCCGCTTGACGGCAACCAGCTCGTCATTGCCTGGAACGCGCTGAACAACCAGTGGGAATACCGCGACATTTACCCGTCAAGCGCGAGCGTGAATCAGATCCTCGTTGGCACCTACGACAACCAGCGGCGCGTCTTCAGCATCCCGCGCTCCGGCAACCTTTACTTGCTGGAGCAAGAGGACACCGCCCAAGACGACAACGCCGTAAATGCAGGCACCAGCCCGGTGACCGGCAGCATCAAGACCCGCCGCTACGGCTTCGGCGACATGCACAGCAAGCGGTTCCTGCGCACGATTGCCGACGTGGTGATTCCGGCGGGGGCCAGTGTTTCGACCAAAATCAGCACGATCAACCCCGACACGGAAACCAATGTCGGCACGCTGACCAACGCCACCGCTGGACCGGAGGACTACAATATGAAGACGCCGGTGCGTTACAAGGCGCACAGCGCCGAAGTCATTTACGAAACATCCGGCGGGCGGCCGGAGATCCGCAGCGCCAGCATCGAAGCCTCGCCGAAATCTCAGCCGCCTACGGAAACCCGCTCTGCCGCCTAATCTCTCAACGCTCAACCCTAAACTCTCAACTACCCTATGGCCTCATATAATTACACCTTCACCTCTGGGGATACCGTGACCCCGACTAAGTTAAATTCCGCCCGCACTGTCAGCGCCATTCAAACGGCCGACATTTCCGACGCGCAAATCACCGAGGCAAAGCTCGCCGCAAGTTCGGTTTCTACGGCGAAGATTGCAGACGGCAACGTAACTTTAGCCAAGCTCGTCACCGCCGTGCAGCAGGCGCTCTTGCCCGCAGGCGCCGTGCAAGCCTTCGCCATGAACAGCGCACCGGCTGGCTGGCTGGCAGCAGACGGCACCGCAGTGAGTCGCAGCACCTATGCCGCGCTTTTCAGCGCCATCAGCACGACCTACGGTGCCGGCGATGGCAGCACGACGTTCGCCCTGCCCGACCTTCGCGGCTACTTCGTGCGCGGCAGCGGCACCAACGGCGACGGCACGGCTGCTGGGACGTTTGGGGCGAAGCAAGCGGATGAGCTAAAGGCACACACGCATACCGTTACAGATAGTTCTATTGGGAATGTTGGGTTCGCGCTTGGCGGGAATGGCTACAACATAGTGTCAGGAACATTAACGAGGACAACCGAGTCAACAGGCGGCACCGAAACCCGCCCGAAGAACATCGCGCTCTTGTATTGCATCAAATTTTAACCGATGACCCCATGGCAAAAGGCAAAACAGTGGTGGGACAAGCACTCGACGCAGGACTTCTGGGAGGCGGTCGGGGAACATCTGTCGGCGGGGCTGGTGCATGCCACGCCGGAGGTTTTTCTGCTGGCCGCCGAGACGCGGTGGAACGCGGAGGAGGAACGCTTTGAACCGGGCGAACCGAATTGCTGGTTCGTGCGCATGGCTGCTTCTGTCGGCCATGCCAACCCGGTGCGGGAGTTTATGCGCGTGGCGACTCGGCCGCAGCAATACGCGGCTTGGTGCCGGCGCGGGAGCTTTGAGCCTCGGGTATATTCCTGGGAGAAACTAATGAAACACGTAGGAGGACACTAATATGGGCGGAGGAGGACTATTTGGCGGCGGCGGTGGCGGCACAACTTACAACGTGCCGCAACCGGCGCCTACACCGATTGATTACGACCGGATGTATGCGGCGGCTCGCAAATACGGCAAGCTGTCGCTGCAAGACCAGTCAGAAGAGCTGCGCAAACTCTACCCGCAAATGACGGCGTTGCAGTTTGCTACCGCCGACCAGATGGCGGGCAAGATGCGGTCGGCGTATCTGTCGCAGTATCAAAACACGCTACAAAGCGAGATGGACGCGGCGCGGAAGCCGAGCGCCATCGAGGCGGAATTGCAGCGGCAGGCGACGGAGGAGCTGGCCATGGGGCGCTCGCTCACACCGGAGCAGGAGAGGGCAGCGCAGCAGTCTGCCCGTAGTGCCTTCGCCGCACGCGGCATGGGGACGAGCGCCGGATCGGCGGCGGCCGAGATATTAAACCGTGACTCGATGGCGCAGCAGCGCTTGGACCAGCGGCGGCAGTTTGCTCTCGGCGCCAACCAGCTTGACCTAGCGCGGCGTCAGCGTTTGCTCGGACTGTCGGGCGGCTATGCCGAAGCGGACCCGTATCGGCAGGGCATGACGGCGGCGTTTGGCCTTGGAAAAAGCACCTTGGACTCATCGACCAACACCGTTGGCAATGCGTTTAACAATGCCCTCGGCAGCATCGGATCGACCGAGACTTTTAACCGCAACATGCAGGGGTCGATGTATAACACGTGGCAGAACAACAACGCAGCAATTCAGGCGGCGAACATGACCGGACAGGCGGCAACGCAGGCCGGAATGATGAACATGATCGGCGGACTTGGCGGTGGCGCGATGTCGATGATGTCCGACAAGCGGATGAAGAAGGACATCGAGCAGACCGGCGAGGACGGTGTGCTGGGCCTCAAGACCTACGAGTTTCGCTTCAAGGGTGAATCGAAGGACGCGCCAAAGCACGCCGGATTCATGGCCCAAGAGGTGCAGAAGGTGCTGCCGGAAGCGGTGGAGGAAGTGGACTACAAGGGCAAGAAGCGGCTCGCTATCAAGCCACAGGTGATCGGCGCGGCGCTGGCGACGGCGCTGGCTTCGCAGCAGGAGGCGATGTTTGCGCAGGGTTACACGGTCGGAAAGGGCTTTGGTAAATGAATCAGGCGGGCTTCGACAATTATTTGCAGAGCTACGGCTACGGGCCGGGGACGTATTTCGACGGCCAGACGACGCGCTCGCTGATGCGCTCTTACGAGCAGGGGCAGACGCCGGCGTGGGCCATCGTGTCCTCGCGCCGTCAGCAGGCGGCAACCCAAGACCAAGGCGGCGGGATGGACATGGGCAGCATGGGCGGGATCGCCAAGGGTTTCATGGGCGGCGGAGAGAGCGGCGGAGCCTCGAAGATGGGCGGCGGCGGGGGCTGGGGCGGTGTGGTCGGCGGGGCGCTTTCGGGCGCGGCGGCCGGTCACATGAATTACCAGAACGACCCGAACATGCGGAATCAGAAGGACGGTTTCGGAACGAAATACCGCGACTCGCGGGCCGAGGTCGGCGGGGCAGTGCTGGGTGGCGTGATGGGTTACTATGGGCTGGGCGGCATGGCCGGTCCGGCGGTGACGGCGGCGCATCCGGTGATGGAGCCGACGACGCGCTGGCTGATCAACACGGGCGACAGCTTCGGCGGGGCGGGCGGGGCTTTGATGATGGACCCGATCGGCACGGTGGCCAGCGGCAAGTATGACGCGGGCGAGCTGGCGCTGGGCGCGGCGATGGGACCGGCGGCCAAGTGGTTCGGAATTATTTAACAACAG